TTGGCCAAGCCCTTGAACTTTTCAAAGCTACGCATCCCGCCGAGACCGAGCATGCCCAAAAGAACGGTCATCAGGGATTCCATGTCGAACTCGGGCAGCGCAGGCGTCGCGGTTTCAGTCAGCGCTAGGCCAAAGACGATGATTGGTTGCAGGACAAAGTGGTAGGCAAGCGCCGCACCGCAGCACCAACCGATGAACGGACGCCAGCCAGCCACAAAAATAGAACGGTGAGCCGCTTCGACCTTGTTGATCTCCAGCTGTCCCAGTACGCCAGCAGCCTCAGCGTCCACGAGAGCCTTCTCCATTTCGCGCTTTGCTTTGCTGGCTGCATTTTTATCTGGCACTAGCCTATCGATAACCTCGCCGGCCACCGGCAGCACGGAACTAATCAGGGCACTTATCATTTTAGCTTGTCCTTTAGAAATTCGATGTCCTTGCCGAGCGATGTCAGCTCCCTGAATCTTTTTTCCAAGGTATCCGGCGACATCATGCCGGCCAGGATCGTGACGCGGTTCTCCAGGTTCGATGTTGTCTGGTCGTTGCGATCGAGGCGGCTGTCCATCGTGTTGAGAGCGCGCTTGAGTTCGTTGAGCTGTTCGAGCAACGAGGCAATCTGATACCGTGCGATCGCAGCTGCGCCTATGATAGACGCGAACAGTGCGCCGATGCTGACCACCAGCCTGATATCGATGTCCATCGCTACCTACTCCGCAGCCAGGTGAGGTAATCAGCGCCAGCCTCAACGTCTGCGAAGCACTGCACGCGTCTGACAGGCGACTCGGTTGTTGGATCGAACACCGTGACGATCGATGCGCCGGTCTGCTGGATGACGTAGTTCCTGCGCCGTGCGAACTCGTCCAGGTATTTGTAACCCCTGGCTCGGCACATAGAAATCACACGACCACCAGCCACCTCTTCACTAGCCAGCGCCCAGTTGTGCCTATGGCCGGCTATATAAACGTCTGCATCCTCATCCCACAGGCTGGCGCGCTTCTGGCCATGCAGGGGGTTGTAGATCGACGAGCCTTTATGGTCGTGGGCCGCATCTATCTTTATCTCGCAGCCATTCGGAAACACGACACGGAAACGCGCGCGCCAATCAACCATCGGGACGCGGTGTGCGTTGATGCCCTCCAAATAGGCCACGAGTGAGCCGTCCATTACGTCGTGGTTGCCCAGCAGCCACAACCTCCAGGGTATTCCCGCTTCCTCAAGAAACCAGCGTGCCAAGCGGCGCTCGGTCTGTCGCGATACATCATTGTCTGCATACAGGCGCACCAGGCTACCGCCCCAGCCGTCGACGGTGTCACCGCAATTAGCTGCCATTAAACCTGGCGTCGACTTGATGATCTCGATGTCTCTGCGCAGTAACTTTATATTGCAACCGTTCGAACCCAGATGCGGGTCACCAAACCACGAATAAGCAATCGGCTCGTTAGTCGGCTCGTTAATCGCAAACCAATGCTCGGCCTTCTCACGCGCCTGGCGCTTTTCAAAGCGCCGCTCCATGTGGTCGAGGATCTCCTCGGCATCAACGTCATCATCGGGGAAGGTGGGGAAGACCGCCGGCGGCTCTATTTTTGGGTTAGGGCCTAGCCGCTTCTTCGCCGCGACCATGCGGTTATGGAACGTCGTCCTCGGTATCCCCATTGCCTCTGCAGCTTCACGCTGGTTGCCAAATCTCTCGTAAAGTTCGAGGACTCTTAGGCACTCATCGTCGGTTAGAGGTTCGGCCACGGTTCCACTCTCGCACTGATAAGCCAATGCGTATTAGCAACAGCAGGATCGTCAAGCCGGCCACGCCGAGCGCCAACACTGCGTTGAGGTCGCCCACGCCCAGCACAGTCGCGCCGACTACGCCTGCGCCGGTTGCAATTGCGTCAGGCTTGTTCACGACGGCGTACTCTTGGGTGCAGGGAATTTGTTCCCTGTCAGCGAGAAGTCGGTTCCTGTCCCCTGGACGCACGCGAGGCCCATGCTCGGCCTGGTTACCAGGACTGTCCAGGTTCCGGCTGCGCTCGCATAGACTTCGAATAAAGCATTGCCGGCAACGCCGTTTGCCACGACGACCTCACGAAACTCTTTGAGCAGATGCTCAGCAATCTTGGCGTGCGGCTGGCAGACCACCGGCATCTGCTGGGCCTGGACGGCAGGCATTAAAAAAGCCGCCATCAAGGCGGCTGCTGTGAGGGTGGCGAGGCGGGTCATTCGATCTCAGGCGGCACGTACGCCGCTATGACCTCGGTATCGCCTAGCTGCGCCAGCGCGGCCTCTGCGATGGGCGGGAGATCTCGAAGCACCTGACGCTCGGCCTCGACATCCTCGACGGCTCTGACGCCAGGGCGTCCGGTCAAAGCCTGATTGGCTTCGTCGTCGAGTTTGAACAGTTTGGCATTACGGGCTGCGCGGATGTCGCCTAACCGTTCTTCACGGGCTCTGGGCACCCGCCATACGTGAGTCCGCAGTTCCTCGGCAGTGACCTCTACAGCCAGCGTATCGGCGGCTGGCACAACCGCTTCTTTTGTCACAACGCCATCCTCATCACGTTCGGCAGGAACGGTATTGGCCTCGACCAGTTCAGCTAAGATACCGCTGACTGATCCGGCATCACCGACCACGGTTACCGTGCCGTCAGCATTAACTATTAGTTCATTCATTTTCGAGTTCTCCAAAACAGGCAAAGTAAAAGCTGCCATCTACGGCACTACCATCGTGAGCTATGAGAGATAGACGTCCAATTTGATCACCGGAAAGAAGAACATCTCTAGAACCCGCATCAGTCAGCGGCCCTACGATTGTATTGCCACCAGAAGTAGCCACGGCAAAATTGCTTTTGAACGGCACCCCAAAGGTTATGTCCCGAATATCGCCAACACCATTATCGGTCATTGATTTAATGTTGTATGACCCCCTGATGACCAGTGTGCCACTACTCAGGGTGCAAGTAGCCCACGCCTTCGCCTTGCTCAGATCAACGCCCTTTGGCAAATCACTAGCCAGACCCCGCACCATCTCGTTGACCTGACGCTGGTCAGTGGCCGGTGCCGTGACGTAGGCATTGGCTGAGTTCTGTTCAGCCCGTAAATCGCCCCACAACTTGCCTTTTTCAGATGTACCGCTATTGACAGTGGGTTTGCTGTCCACGACCAGTCCATCGAATATGGTTATGGCGTCGGTCTGGGTAACCAGTACCTTACCCGACAGCGGATCGACATTCACGTCTATCACTGCATCGGTCGAACCACTCTGAAGGAGACATTCGGCAGAGGCGATGAACATGCCTTTTTCTGCATCGTACATTTGTCTGATTTGAGTGGCTGTTGGGACGGTGGCTGATAGGCGAACAAGAGAAATTTCACTTTCATCCGCAGGCGCGATGGGACTAGAGGCGGTGTCAAGTCCAATCCGAAATGTTACTGTAGCCGTCAGGGAACCGGCATCCGTAGTATCCGATCCAATCAATACACCATCGGCGTACAGATATCGCTCTGTCGATGAAATACGCACAAAGTCAGCTTTATGCCAAACCGCATCGTCGTAAACGGCGACGGAAATTATGGTGGTGGCCGCTGTCGCACCGTCGTCTATACCACGCAAGGTGCCGTCACTTTGAAGCGAAAGATTGAACCTCTCATTGTCTGGCGTTGATCCGACCATGGCAAACATTTGAGTACTATTGTTTGATGTCGTCTTGAACCAACAACTTAAATAAGCCGATCCCGTGCCAAAAGCATTGTAGTCTGAGTCATTTGCTCTGGAGAGATAATTTGAAGTGCTAAACCCGCTATACCCCAACAACTCCGCACTGGTTTCCACAACCGCTTCGGTCACAGTTCCGTTTTCGGTGAGGGTGTTGGCTTTGTAACTGCGATCCGCTGTTTTGCTGTTTGCTAACCATGCGCCACGGATGTCGCCAACCATGTAGCCGGTGTTGTAGGTACGGGTAACGACGGCATTATTTGAGATTCCGCTTGTATATACGGGGTAGGTGAAGGTGGCCCCTGTTGCGTCAGCAGCGGCCAAGAAATTGTTGGTCGCATCCATACCCGTGTCGGCGCTAAGGCCGTAGGGTGCCGCCCCTGTGTTTTGTATATCAGTATTATTCCAGTCGTCTGCCACAATAGTATCAATCAAGGGCGACGCTTGTACTACTCCTGATTTCTGTATCAGAATACGGCCACCAGCGATGCCGACAGAGGTAGTTGCGCTTGTGGCTCCTGATCTGTCATATACGGTCCCGTCGTATTTGATTATGGAGGCAGTGTCTGCTCCCGTACTGTACTCAATACCAAAGCAGGGCATTGTTCCGCCAGTACGGGGATCAAGAGGCCAACTGTCCCACACATTCGCTGAAACCCCGCTAACACTATTATCCGTCAGTGCCGGTGTCGTACTGGTTGACAATGTTCTGGGCCAGCCAACCGTTCGTTCAGCCCATGCGCCGGAATGTGGGTCGATGATGGCGATGCCGTCTTCTGAAGAGACTATAAGATAGCCCATACAAGCCGCTATCGCTGTTGGTGTCGCAGCAGCACTGAGATCAACCGTTGCTAATGGCGTAGTACTAATAGCTCCAGCCGATTGTTCAGTTAAATCCCAGATGTTAATTTCTGTGTTGCTGCCCTCATCTTCGATGGTCGCCAGCATCAGGCTGGAAAATACACTTGCTTTGCTCCACGCCCCGTTCCATGCCACGCCATCAACGGAGGGGCCGAAGATAACTTGATCTACAAAGTTAGCGTTAGTTTGTAATACGCCTGCATAGGCACTTTCTGGATCGACACCAAAATTAGTAGCCGTGCCTGAGTTTACTATGGACGCACCGCTGTCAATGTTCAGCGTCGAGCCAGATAGCACCGAGAAGGTGTTAGCCGTAAAGCGGAAGTCGTCAGCGCCTGCGATCTCGATGTCGATCTGATCGTCGGTGCTGGCATGGATTGACGTATTCGCATTGGCATCAAGCGTCAGCTTCTCGCCGTTGAGATCTACCGCGCCTTCCGAGAACGAGCCGGTATTGCCTGTCCTGGTATTATGTATGATGACGGTATCGCTGTTGGAGAACGTGCCATTAGATGCAACGTGCGTCAGGGCCAGCTTCACATAGCCAGAGGCATCCGTGCTGGCGCCCGTGATATTGTACAGCGCGTAGGTAGAAGGCGTTCCCGACTTGACCATCTTGACGGTGCCGCGCAGGGCTGTCGTCGTGCTGTCGTCCCAGGTCAGCAGGTAGGTCGATACGTCAACACTATTGGCGTCGGTATCATCCATGTACGCGGCAGTCGCACTGGACAGCGTGGCATGATTAAACCGGATAACCCCGGTGCCTGGATCGGCATCTGCCGTGGTCGTCGAGTAAACATAGTCAAGCCCAGCGGCTGATGATGCAGCCGATGATGCGGCGGCGGATGTAGCTGACGAGGCAGCAGCAGTAGCACTCGTAGATGCCTTCGCGCTGTAATGCAAAGCAGAATAGGTGCCAGCACCAGCGACCGTGTTGTCCTCTGCTTCAATCGCCCACTCTTTAGCAGCGCCTCTCGATGACGTATCCGTTACGTCAGTACCGCCGACCGCCCAGGCTTTACTGGAGAAGTCTGTGCCTGTAACTGCGCCGTCCACTTTTGTCGCGTAGTTGGTCGATGTCGTCGCGCTGGACGATGCGGATGTCGCGCTGGAAGCAGCTGCTGTGGCTGATGCCGCGCCCTTGGCGGCGTGATGTAAAGCGGAATAGCTGCTGCCGGTGACCGCTGAATCCTCGGCCAGGACCGCCCAGTCTTTGGCAGACCCTGCTGCAACGGTGGTGCCGAGCGCATATTCTTTTGCTGAATATTCAGACGTATCTACTGCACCGCCGGTGGTGGTTGCCCATTCTTTCGCTGCTCCACGGCTAGAGGTGGTCGTAACGCCCGTGCCACCGACGCTCCAGGCTTTGCTCGAATAGTCCGTGCCGGTAACAGCGCCCGATGTTTTCACCGCATAGTCGTCTGCTAGTTGTGCGCTTACTACAGCTGCTGCCGCACTAGTGGTCGCGCTCGCCGCGTCGACTATGAGATCCCATTTTGCAGAATCTGTGTTCGAGCTGATGGGCTGGCTACCGCTGCTGGTATGCGCGGTATTGCAGAAATAGATGTTGTTGTTGGACGTGTCTTTGATCAGATCGCGAATAACATACGCTGTCGACGCAGCCCAGTTACCCGTAAGCGTGCCCAGCTCTTGCGTGACGCTTAACTCGCCGGAACTATCGAACGCCAGGACTTTGGACGCACGATCGGCAGCTGACTGCGTGAACTCCGTGCTCGTCATCACGTTGGTGGGCGACAGCTTGATCGATC